TTGGACAACGCGTTCAACCGCTTCCTGAACAACGCCGCGAACGGCGGCTTCGTGCAGGCATATCAGGCGCTTCTGCAAAAGCTGTCGGCGATGCTGAACGACGGCACGGCCGACAAATTCGCGACGCAGCTTTCGCAGGGCTTCGTGGCCGTGCTGAACGTGATCGAATTCGTGATCGACAACTTCGATTCGCTGAAACGCGTGCTGGAAGCCATGGTCGCGGTGAAGATCATCTCGTGGCTGTTCTCGCTGCCGGCCGCGTTCGTGGCAGTGCGCAACGAGGTGATTGCATTGCAGGCCGCGATGGTCGCGCTGAACGCCTGGATGGTCCGCGCAGAAGGTGCCGCCGCATTGAGTGCAGCGCTCGGCACTGGCGGTGTGGCCGGTGTCATCGCGCGCCTCACGCCGCTCGTGCTGAACCTCGCAAAAGCGTTTATCTTCCTCGGCAAGTCGACGGTGGTGCTGGCGGCCGGCTATGCCGCGTACCAGGCGACGAGCGCGTTGCTCGATCTGGCCGACAACGGCATCCGCGAGAAGATCGCGGGCGCGACCAACGCGGCAACCAAGGCGTTCGAGGACGCGGCTGCGGCACGCAAGAAGCTGGACGCCGCGACGGACGCGGACCAGCGCGAGACGCTGAAGAAGCAGTACGACGCGCTGTCGAAGATCGCAGTCGACAAGGCGAAGGAACAGGCCCGCCTCGTCGCGAAGGCGCAAGCCGATGGCGTGAACTTCGATGCGAAGACGAACTTCGCACTGGACCAGCAGAAGAAACGCGAGTCCGCCGCGCTCGGCGACCAGAATGCCGGCGACACGCCGTTCCCCGGCAACCCGGACGACAGCGCGACGAAACTGGCAGCGCTGAAAAAGGCGCTCGCTGCCGAAGATAAGAAGTCCGACCGCGCAATGAAGGAGCAACGCCTGCGCACCGCGAAGGAGGAACTGGACGAGCGCCTGTCGATCATCAAGGAGCCGTTCGAGGAATTGCGCAAGCAGCAGAAAGGCTCGATCACCGACGAGGCGAAATATCAGGAAGCGATGAAGGCCATCGACTTGTCCGAGGCGAAAGCCGTGGCCGCAGAACGCGCGAAGTTCATGAACGAACAGGCCGCGAAGAACAAGACCGAAGGCGAGCGCCGCGTGCGCCTCGCAATGGAGATCAAGGACAAACTCGACGCCATCGAAGCCGACATCGGCAAGAAGAACGCGAAGGCTGATCGCACGGAGCCGTACGAGAAGCGCCGCGAGGCCCGCGTCCTTGCGATCAGCCATGCGTACGATGATCTGAACAAAAAGATCCTCGCCGAAAAGCAGGTGGCGCCCGAGCAGGCCGCCGCCGACGCCGCACGCCTCGAACTGCTGAAGAAGCAGCGCGAAATTCTGGAAGGCGAGAACAGCGACCGCGACGAGGCGAACACACTGGCGCAAGAGTTCAACGACAAGCAGGCCATCCTGCAAAACCGCCTCACCGAGATCAAGACCCTGTACGACTCGGGCAAAATCTCGTCGCAGAAATTCCTCGAAGACACGAACTATGCGGTGGCGACGCTCGGCCCCGGCGTCGAGGAAGCCGGCCAGGCAGCGCTCAATTTCGCGGCCCGCGTGAAGTCCGTGCTGGACCCGGTGGCTTACTCGAATCTGGTGTCGACGGTGCGCGCCGGTATGGCGAAAGCGGACGTGGACGCATCCCTGGCCGCGAACAACCTGAACGCGCAGCAGACCACGCTGAACCAGATTCTCGAACAGCAGCAGCGCGACATCGACATCATCACGGCGAAGCGCAAGCTGGGCATCATCTCGTCGTCCGAGGAAGCCGATGAACTGAACAAGAACGCGGCCGATTACAAGGATCGCATCACGGCCAACGTCGACGAGATGCTGCGCCTGCTGCAAGTTGCGCGCGACATGGGCGCGATCAGTGCCGACGCATTCAACAAGGCTGCGGCCGGCGCGAACCTGCTGAAACTGAATACCGACAAAGCGCACGCGTCATCGAACGATTTGGACAAGGCCATCGTGAACAGCGTTGCGACGAACGGCGTCAACGCGTTCCAGTCGCTCGCAGAACAGATCGCGAAGGTCGCGAGCGGCGCGGAAAGCATCGGCGAAGGATTCCGCAACGCGCTGTCTGCTGTCGGTTCGTTCTTCGCGCAACTGCTGATGGACATCGCGCAGGCGATCATCAAGCAGTTGATCCTCAACGCCCTGGTTCGGTCATTCGGCGCAGCCAGCGGTGTCGGTGGTGCGGCAGTGGCGGCAGGCGGCACCGTCGCTGCGGCCGGCGCGCACCGTGGCGGCGTGATGGGGCAGTCGCGGACGTTCACGCGCTCCGTGGCCGCCGAGGCATTCACGAATGCCGCTCGCTATCACGAGGGTGGCCTTGCCGGCTTCAAACCGGGCGAGGTGCCGGCCGTGCTGCTGAAGAACGAAGAGGTGCTGACGCGCGACGATCCGCGCCACGTCCTGAACGGCGGCAAGGCCGCTGCGCCGGCTGACGGCGGCGCCGGCAACCGCTTCGTGCTCGTCGACGACCGCGCCCGCGTGCCCGAGGCGATGTCGTCATCTGAAGGCGAGAAGGTGACGCTGGTGCACCTGAAGAAGAACATCGCAACCCTCAAACAATGGCTTCGTTAAATCATGACTCTGCGGACTCCATATGACTTTCCGACAAATGGCACGTACGGCGAAAAACTCGTCTCGGTCGCCGATCCCGTTGAATCAGCGCCGGGGCCGGCAACGTACTACCTCGCGCGGCGCATCAACTTTGACACCGACGCCGATTACACCTTCATCCTCAGTGCCGACGACGCGGCAACGGTATGGCTAGGCACCGACCAACTGAACCTGCGGATCGTCGCGCAGTGCGTGATCGGCACGCCGACGAGCACTGACATCCATATCCCGGCCGGCCAGTACCGGCTCGACGTGATCCTGCAAAACCTGCCGACCGGGCCGACGCCCTGCGTGTTCACGCTCGTGATCCTGCGCGGCGACACGGTGGTCTACACGTCGGCGAAAGAAGGCTGGGTCCTGGACGACGTGCTTATCAACGACGCCGATCTGCCGGCCGGCGAGGACCCGCGCTACAGCATGCCGGTGTGGTCGCTGCTGCCGAACTGGAAGGACGGGATCGTCGAGCGCCTGTCGTGGCAAACCGACGTGCTGGCGAGCGAGACGGACGCCGAGCAGCGCCGCTCGGTGCGCCGCAATGCGCGCCGGTCGTTCGAGGCGTCGTTCCTGCGGCAGAACGCGCAGGCGCAGCGCATGGACGCCTTCTTCAGCGGCGTCGGGCCGGCGACGTTCCTGCTGCCGCTGTGGCACGAACAGGTCAAGATGTTGGACGGCATCGACATGGAGGCGTCCGGCGTCACGCTTTCGCAGATTCACCTGCGCGAGTTCCGCACTGGCGACATCGTGTTCGTGAACAACGGCGACCCGGATCAGTACGATCTGCTGGAAGTCGGCGACGTGGAAGACACGCGCTTCTCGTGGGCGTCACCGCCGCCGCGCGCGTGGCCGCCCGGAACCCGCATCTACCCGATGCGCGAGGCCCGCATCGTCACGCAGAACCCGAAGATGTCCCGCGTGACCGACACCGTGAGCACCGCGCAAGTCCTGTTCGATCTGGTCGAGCCGTATCAGGTCGCGGAATCGTTCGGCGCACCCGGCAACGGACAGCCGTACTTCGCATGGCGCGTCGACCGTGCCAACACCATCGACGTAGAGTTCTCGCGCAAGAACTACGTGCTGGACAACAGCAGCGGCGCGGTAGTCGTCACCGATCATGGCCGCTACACGACGACAACGATGCAGGCGAACCTGCGGCTCTACGGCCGTTCCGATGCGTTCGCGCTGCGGCAGTTCCTTCAGGCCGCGCGCGGCATGGCGAAGCACTTCTACGCGCCGACGTTCATGCAGGACATCGAGCCGCTGGACGACATCGCGGGCGGCGTCGAACTGGAAATCCGGTCGCAGGGATTCGCGCGATCGATGCTGCGCCCGCAGCCGAACCGGCGCCAGTTGGCCTTCCAGTTTCGCAACGGATCGTCGACCATCTACCGCACGATCATCGACGCGTTCGAGAACCGGCACGGCCTCACGCTGGAAAGCGAAACGCTGGTGCTCGACTCGGCGCTGCCGGCGATGAAACTGTCCGATCTGAAGCGCATCTCGTTCGTGTGCGAGACTCGCTTCGATCAGGACCAATTCGAGATTCACCACCCGACTAACGGCCAGGCAGTGATCGACGTTGCCGTCACGCTGCGCCAGGCCACGAACCAGAGGACCGTACCAGCATGACCTTCGCCACCATCGAATCGAGCAACGATCTCGGCCGCCCGATCTTCCTGTATGCGTTCACGCTCGGCGCCGCAACGTGGCGCTACACGTCGAGCGACGCGGACGTGACGCTGCAAGGGTACAAGTGGACCGCGACGGCGATCTCCGACAACGGCGTGAAGTTGAGCGGCGAGGCCACGGCCGACAGCCTGGAAATCACCGCGCCGTCAACCATCGCACCCGCACAGATGTTCCTCGGCACGCCGCCGTCCCAGGCCATCATGGTCAGCATCTACCACTACCACGAGGGTGACACGAACGCGGTGCTCGGCTACGTGGGCGAGGTGTATCAGGTGAACCAGCCGCAACCCGGCATGGCGGTCATCACCTGCGACACGATCAGCGCGTCGATGCAGCGCGACGGCCTGCGGCTCGGCTGGCAGCGCAATTGCCCGTACGCGCTGTATGACGAACTGACGTGCAAGGCCGACAAAGCTGCGCACGTAAAGCCGCTCGTGGTTGTCGACATCGTGGACAACCTCGTGTCGTTCAACGGACTGGATGGCGTCGACGACGGCACGTTCGACGGCGGCTTCATCGAGTGGACGCATCCCTCACGTGGCCTCGAATTCCGCGCAATCGAAAAGCAGACCGGCAGCACATGCGAAATGTTCGGATTGGCCGATGGCCTATACTACGGCCTTGCTGTCAACGCATACCCTGGATGCAATCGCACTACCACGGAATGCGTCGACAAATTCGACAACCTGGATAACTACGGCGGGGTGCCGGACCTCCCCGGTAAATCTCCGTTCGATGGTGATCCTGTTTTCTAAAGGACCGCTGACGTGTTGAACATTTATTGGGCGATTGCAATGATGGTGGCGAGCTATTTGATTAGCGTCGCCACCATGCCGAAACAACAGGGCGCGCTGCCCACGGCCTTCGAGGACATCGACTTCCCGCAGGCCGACGAAGGAACTCCGCAAGCCGTGTTCTTCGGCGACTGCTGGACCGAGGACTGGATGGTCCTCGCGGTCGGCAATTACAAGGTCGACGAAATCCACAACGCCGGCAGCAAGAAATGACGCGCGCCTACGTGCGGCATATCCGCGCGAGCAAACTGTGCATGCGAGGTGCGCGTGCATGGGCCGCTCGCCACAACATCAATTACACCGACTTCCTTCAGAACGGCATCGACTGCGATGCGCTCGCTGCGACAGGCGATCACTTCGCCCTGATCGTGTGCAAGACCGCGCGCGACGAGGAAGCGGCCGAGCAACAAGAAGAGGGGAGCAATGGGTAAGAACTCTGATCCGATTACCGGGTGGAAGTACAGCTTCGGCATCCACATGGGCCTCGGCCGTGGCCCCGTCAATTCGATTGTCGCGATCAAGGTGGGCGACAAGATGGCATGGCAGGGCGAGCAAACGGAATCCGGTTCCTTCCAGATCGACAAACCGGACCTGTTCGGTGGCGACAATCAGGAAGGCGGCATCAAGGGCACGTTCGAGGTGATGATGGGCGAGCCGACGCAAACCGCTGTTGCCTCGCTGGTCGCGATGCTCGGGCACGCGCTGCCGGG